GCTCGGGTGTGTCTCGCAATCGAGTTGACTACCACGTTCCCAAAGATCGCCGCGCAAAGTCTGCGGCTGACGCAGTGTCGAAGATGCGCAAGTTCGACGCTGAGATTCGCACGGGCAGCGAAGCACTCGAAGGCCACGAGTTCGGGCGAACGATCACATCGACAAAGCTGATGCCTGTCTCGATTCGAACGAGAGGATCGATCGCTTCGTGGACGAAGAAGAACCCAAACAAAAAGCTGAAGTGGGTGCCGACGCGCCGCGGCTGGGCAGTCAGTGAAGAGAGCGGCGCCAAATCGAAGAAGCTAAGGCTTCGATGGATCTTGACGAACAAGGTCGTGCATAAGCCGAAGCTGAAGTTCTACGACACCTGGAAGCGGCTGGCTCCGCTTCGCACGCGGCAGTGGAAGAACATCGTGACTGACATGGTAATCGACATGGAACAAGGCAAAGGATAGTGGCAAGCATCCGAGACAACCTGGTCGTTGAGCTAACTACTCGCATCAACGCTTTGACAGGTTGGTCAGCGTTCTTGCGCGACCAGTTGAACGCCGTGCAAACCCCGGTCGTCGCTATCGTCGCTCCAGATGGCGAAGACAAGCAGCTAGCAACGAACGGTGAATACCTCTGCACGTATCGCGTCGAGGTGATGATCGTCGCACGCCAAGAAGATGCGGACGTCACGTTGGACGCAGGAAACACCTTTCGCTACTTGGACAGGTTGATCACCCAAGTCGAAACCGTCGTTCACACGCCCGACTCCTGGGGACTTGACCCTGACTACACGGACGTTCGATTGACCGGGCACGAGGTCGCAGACCCAGACGAGAGCAATGAGATTTACGCTCGCGTTTTCATCGAGTGGTCGTACCGGCACAATTACCAGGACCCAACGCAATGACGATCGGCTCCGAAGCTTTGCCGATGGTCAGCAATTATGCGATCCGCAAGCCGACTGGCTTATTTGAGACTCGCGGCAACCTTCGAAGGATGCACCTGACGAGCCAGCCAGACCCGAACAACCTTACTCGAGTGTGGTTGCTGTCGTGGCAACTGGTGACGCCTGATGTCGTCAAGGCGATCTGGGAACACTACAAGCAACACGGACTCGGAACGTTCGAGTGGTCAACACCGACGCACGGTGTTTCATTGGAGTCGAGTCCCAAGCGGCACTTCCGATGGCTCATTGCGCCAAACGTGCAATGGTCCAGTCCACGCAGCGCGAGCGTGACAGGTGAGCTAGAAGAACAGCTCGCATACATTCCCCCGACAGCGACCTAACAAGGAAACAAAATCAGATGCCCATCACCCGCAAACAGCAGGTTCTCGCGAAGCTCGAAACTACCGAAGGTGGTGGTCCACCTTCGGCCTTCGACGCAGACGACGCGATCCAAGTATTCGATCCATCGATCAGCGACAGCGTGGACACTCTCGACCGCGTGCCGGCTGGCCCGACGCTGTCACGTGACTTCACCCCAATTGGACGCAAGACCCGAGAGCTTCAGTTCACGAGCGATTTCCGAGGCGGCAGCGTTGTTGCGACTGCTCCCGACTGGGGTAAGCTCATCCGAGCTTCTGGCTACAAGAAAGCCGAAGCTGGCGACGTTCGTTTGCTGAAGGCGACCTTGACCGGAACAATCACCGGATCTTTCCAGATCGGAGAAACGATCTCGCGGACGAGTGCGGCTGTCGGCGTCGTCGTCGGTTGCTTCACGGCCGCTGACGTCCCGAAAGCAACAGCAGGAACCGCCACCGACTACATGATCGTGGCAGAGATCACGGGCACGTTGGCTACTGGCGCAACTGACGGTGACGCAAGCGGCGCAGACGACACCGCCATGGCGTTCGCCGAAACGACGGACCATCACACCTACATGCCGACGAGCGAGAAGCTGATTCGGATCGGCGACAGCGGCAACTGGACGAACAACCCAGTCGTTGGCAACACGGTCAGCGCGACGAGGTCCGGAGCCTTGGTTGGAAGCGCTCAGGTGATTTCGTTTACGACGACGACTGCGACGGTCTCGCTTCTTTGGGGAAGCCTCGCATCCGGCGACGTGATCACGACCGGCGCAGTAGCGAACGGCACGCTGGACTCCGCGCCAGTAATGACGCGCACACCGTCACTCGCAGTTCGTCACAATCTTGACGGGCGAAACAGATTGCTCAACGGTGCGCGTGGCTCGTTCACGCTTGCCGGAGAAGTTGGCGAGCCGATGCAGTTCGCCTGGACGTTCACAGGTGACCCTGGCGTCGACGCTGACGCCGCCGCGATCCTCACGAGCGGTCTTGGAACTACCCGTGCTCCGAGGCTACTGGGGTCGATCTGCGTCTACGGTGAAGGCGTGAACATTCGCAACCTGCAGACGAAGTCGATCAGCTTCGACAATGCTGGAACGGTTTCGCCGAACCTCGATGCGAACTCTGCTGGCGGCGCAACCGGAGCCAACATCACAGACCGAGATTCAACGTTCACTGTGCAATTGGACAACACGAACGGAACAATGGACTGGGAAGCTCTGCGCGATTCGGGTGCAGTTGTTCGAGCGGCCTTCCTAATCGGCTCGACTCCTGGCAACATTATGTCTTTGGTCGCTCCAAACTGCCAAGTCACTGATGTGAGCCTGGCCGATTCTGATGGCGTGTCGGTGCTTGACGTTGTCTTGCGCCCGCGACGCATCAACGAATCAGGTGACGACGACGTCTTCCTTAGTCAGTTGTAAAACACGAGCAAGCTACGATGACAATCGCCAGAAACCTGTCTGACACACAGCCTCACGAAGTCGGTCCGATCACCTACACGATCGCGACTTTGCCGAACCGAATCCTTCTAGCAATCACCGAGATGGGTAAGGCGGCGCAAACCGAAGTTCTGGTGCGCTTCGGCGTTGCCGGCTGGTCTGGCATGTCGAAGAAAGATAACTCGGTCGTAAAGTGCGAGCGCGAAACGGTCGAGGTTCACGGGATCATCGGGCTGGCTCTGACCGAGGCGTCTTTCGACGCAGTCCCAGTGACACACATGGCAAACATCGCCATGCAAGTTTTCCACGTCAACAGTCTGAGCGAAGACGACGTGGGAAACTCATCTGCGCCGTTGGAGTAGCAACAGCCTCCAGCGGCAACGGTTTACCCAGATGTCCCGATTGCACTGATCCAGCGACAGCAGCAGAGTGGGGATGCCATGCGCCGGCCAAGGAGCCGGTGCTTTGGGTCGATTGCTGGGTGTGCGGTGGCCGTAGCGATACGTGCTCGCACTGCGACGGCGAAGGCGGGATACCGAGGTATCGGTGTCCCAATGTCACCGTGACACAGCGAGAACTCGATTGCGTCAGCGCCTGCGCACTGGTCGAAAGCAGCGTTCTGCCCGATGCTGGTGGATGGTCGGACCAAGCCGCGACTTTCGTAGCAGCGTTTCCGATCGTTCAAAACGAGATAGCGAAGCAGCGCGAAGGCGCAATCGCTAGAGCACAAGCAAAGCAGCCGAAGAAGTAACCATGGCCGAAAAACGCACATTGAACATTCGCGCTCTGCTTGTTGACGACTTGTCGAACCAGCTAGCCGGAATCAAAAGTGAGATCAAGCGGACAGGTGACGCGACGGCGAAGGCCAACGCGAAGGCCGCGAAGTCTTGGGCGCGGCTGAAGATCGCCGCGTCTGCGGTCGGTGCGGTCTACCTGGCAATCAAAGGCATACGTCTCGCACGCTCTTTCGTCGGCGACATCGACGCAATCGGCAAGCTGTCGATCGCAGCCGGCGAGAGCGTCGAGACATTCAGCGAGCTGGCTACAGCATTCGAGTTCGCTGGAGGCAACGCGGGACAGTTCAAAGCGACGATCGCGTCGATTCTGAGCAGCCAGCAGCAAGCGATCAAATCGACAGGTGATCAGCGCCGAGCGTTCGAGCTTCTCGGCATCAGCGTGCAAGAGCTTCGTTCCGCATCGCCGAGCGACATCATTCGGAAGTTCGCCGAAGGATTCAACGGAGTTGAAGACAAGACCGAGCGCCTGCTAGCTTTCGCGAAGCTGTTTCCTGATCAGTATCGGAACGTCATCAACTTGGTCGGGCAAGGAAGCGAAGCGTTCCAAAAGTCGATCAACGATGCGCGGCTGTCTGGCGCAACTGTTACTACTGAGCAAGCCAGGAATGCGGCAGCAATCACCGACGCTTTTGCTCGATTAGATCTTTCGATTGCCGCAGTCGGTCGCGAGATTCTGACTGTGTTTGGTCCATCACTGAGCAACGGACTGAATGCGTTCGCCGCAGCGGTCGTGATCAACAAGGACGTCATCCTCAACATCGCAAAGTTGACGTTGAAGGGTATACAATCCCTAGTCGTCGAAAGCACGAAAGCGATCGCGTTTCTGGTAGAGCAGTATGAATCGGCGGCGAAGCTGTTTCGCTCGGTCAAGGAGGCTGCAACGTTCGGCTTTTCGACCGGGCTAACACCAGAGCAGACTGCGGCGCAGTCTAAGCTCGAAGACGAGCGCCAGAGGCTTGAAGACAAGTACGAGCAGAGGATCAACCGGCTGCGTTCGCTTCGGAACGCAGGCTACAAGGAAGACAGCCGGGAGATCATCCAGACGACGAAGGTGCTTGGGATCTACGGGAGGAAGCTCACCGAGGTCAGTGATCAACTAGACAAGGTCTTGAATCCGAGTTCTGGCAATGGCGATGCGATCCGATCACTAGCCACGGACATCGATACGCTGCTCAATGACTTGACCAGTGCCGACCGCAGCACTGAGATACGCGACTGGTTCCAGCAGAAAGGAAGCCTGTCAGCAAAAGCGTTCGCCGAAGCCATCAAGCCAGAGGTTCCCTTGATGCTAAAGCCATTCCAAGAAGTCGCGGACAAAACCAAAAGTGCGTTCGTCACCGCGTGGCAAGTCGGCATTGCACAACTCTCTGCCGAGATCTCGGACTTTGCGACGACGATCGGCAAAGGGCTGGCAACTCTGACCGTCTCAGGCGTGAGCGCATTCAGCGGCGAACTAGCCAACGTTATAACGAGGACGAAGAGTGCCGAGCAAGCGTTCAAGTCGTTCACGACTATCGCGCTGAATCAAGTCGCGAAGCTGATTGCTAGACTGGCAACTCTTCGCCTGATCCAAGCGGTCGGCAGCGCAGCCGGATACTCGTTCGAAACTGGTGGCGTGATGACCAGCGGCGGGGAAAGATCTCTTCCTGTGAATGCCTACGCATCGGGCGGCATCGCTCGCCGGCCACAGCTCGCATTGTTCGGCGAAGGCAGGCAAGCGGAAGCGTTCGTTCCGTTGCCAGACAACCGAAGCATACCGGTCACGTTTACAGGGGCCTCGGGGCCTTCTGGGACAGGCGCAGTGGTGAACCTTAATGTCTACGCATGGGACAGCAAAGACGCGGCACGCGGCCTTGTCGAGAACCAGGAAGTGATTCTTGGCATCCTGAAGAGCGGGGCAGAGACCCGGAACGGTTTGCGGCAGACGATCCAGCGAGCAGCGAGGTAATTCATGGCAGACGAAAAATACTGGCACGTTCGCAATGAGCCGGGCGGCGAGGTCGAGCTAGGCACCACGCTCGGGATGGGGCAGCAACTGAACGACGCCTGGCAGATCGTGGCTCGCATTCCTAACGCGGACATGCCACAGAACGCGACGCAGCGCCTGTCGCTCTACGTGTCTGGTCTGGTCGGCGAAGTGACGACTCAAGGGCCGAACCTTCCCGAGAAAGGATTGATCCAGCTATGCCTTGGAACAGTCGGTGGATTGCGCAGCTTGGTGCATCGCCAGAGCATCCCGATCCGCGAAAGCGTGCTCGATTTTGGTCCGCAAGACGGTTGCCAGTTCTCGTTCTTGATGGCGCAGCAAGAAGCGATCGGAAACGCCGCCGAAATCATCGACAGCACGTTCGGCCCGTTCTTCGACACGACTAACGGAATCGAACTCTGTGTGTGGGGTCGCGTTGCCTACAACGGCGACCCGCCGCAGTATTTGACCAGAGCAATCGTGAGCGACACCGTGATGGTGTTGTTCGACATGAACGAGATGCAAGCTAACGGACACGTTCGAGCGAACGTAGACGAGCGTGCGACTCCTGAGATCATGGAAAGTTGGCCTCCTGGTCAGCCATTGCCAAGCTCGCCGCCGACAACGGCTGCGAGGTTCGCACCGTTGAAGGACCCGAACGCGCTCGGAACGGCTGGCGAAAACTGGCTGCACTTCGGTTGCGTGCACTACCAGACAAAGACAGTAAGCAACCAATCGCCGATGCTCTACTTCGGTATGGCAGCGGCAGCGGCGACGTTTGCTCTGGACGCTCACAGCGTCCGAGTCGGAATGCAGCGGGCAGGCCTATACCCTGGGAACGAAGAGTGGCAGACGACGACGAGTGCGATGTGGCACGGAGTGATTGATGCGCTCACGAACCATGTCGCTATCGAATGCGTAGACCAGCAGGTGTTCGCATCAACGCCGTTCAAGACGACGTTCACGCGAGCAGCATCGCTGTCGGTTCGTCTTGATCAGATGCAGGATTCGAACTTCTTCGGTGGTAGCCGGCTCCAGCCTGACAAGGTAGCGACATGGACAAGCCCGGCGCCCGAGCTCGCGTTCATTCCGCTTGAGCGACCCGAGAACTTGTTGCTGACTGAGACGACTCTCTTTTTTGGTGTGAGTTGGGGAAACCCTGGCGCAACGTTGCAAGATCGCGAGTCGATCAAACTTCGGATCACTGACCCGGCAAACCAATTGCGAGTGCCAGACGCCCAGTTCTTCGCGTGGGCTGACGGAGTCAAGAAGGAGATGGTTCTAGTCAAGCGCATCGTTGACTTGGTCGAGCCACCGCAGGCAGCAACTGGATGGCACGCCAGGCCATACGTTCGCAGCAACAATGTTAACCCGCGCAACGCAGTCGATGTGCAGCTTTGCACTGGCTACAAGCTGCACGATCCGAGCAACATACCGACCGTCGTTTGGACTCTTCCGAATCCGATCACGCTTCAAATCGGCCGCGAAGCGACTGGCGCTTTGCCGACGTTGCCGCTGGCTCCGGATTCAGCATCGCCGACTAGCATGGAAGGCTTCAAGTTTGGAAGCATCGCTGGTCGCACTGGCTACAAGCGGACTTGGCCGACATGGGTAGAGACTCGCCGCACGTTTCAACTCAAGTACGAACCGATCACCGACGAGCAAGCACAGATGCTAGAAGCGTGGCTCGTCACCAATGTCGCTTTCAAGTTTACACCGCAAGGCGAAGGCTTGCCGGTGGATTGCATTGTCAGCGGAGCGATTGAATCCGAGCGCCTTGGTGACGGTCGGTCGATCTTGCGAATCAACGTCGTCGAACTGATCTGGGTAGTCTCCTAATGCCAATCACGCTGCCCGCATCGTTTGACTCACGCGAAGAACCCAACAGCACCGACGCATACCTGTGGCTAGTCGACATCGAGTTGCAGCGACCGTATTGGCTCGACCCCTCGACGATCCTTCCCGCGCTGCGGATGCTGGTTTGCAGTGCAGGAGAAACAACAGAGTGGCCGGTGTCGGCTCCGATCTACACCGAGTGGGAGCCGTTCAACTTCTCGATCAGCGCAATCAACGCAAACCAAGAAGGCGACCTGCCGACCGTGCAACTGACCGTTGACAACGTCGGGCGAGTTCTGATGCGCCACTTGCACGATGGCGAAGGTCTCGAAGGAAACACGGTCACGCTATACCTGGTGCCGAGAAGCTCTTTGGGCATCGCGCACCCGAATCACGAGTACCGACAGTTCGACTTCCAGATCGCGAGCATCAGCGCAGACGACGAAGTAGTGACGTTCAAACTTGAGCGAGCAAACTTCTTCACGCGGCAGACACCGCAGGACCGCTTCAGCGCACGCCGCTGCCGCTGGGTGTTTGGCGGCAACAAGTGTGGCTATGTTCAGAATGCAAACGCTGCTTACACATCTTGCGACAAGTCGCTCGCGGATTGCATCGAGCGCGGCCAAGATCACTTGCTGCGTGGCCTAGCAGTTCTGCACCCTGGCAGGTTCGGCGGATTCCCCGGCATACCGAAGCAGAGATGATAAGCAGGCGTGATCTGATGCGTGCGCCGTACTTGATGAAGGGACGCGGACTGTCTGGCATCGACTGCTTAGGCGTCGTCTGGATGATTCAAAACGAGTGGCGGAAGGCCAACTTGCCAGACCCTTGGCAAACGATCGGAGAAGCATTTGAGCGCGGCGAGTCGATCAACGTGCAGTCCGGCTTGCCGGCGAGCTGGCACCGAGTCACTGACGCGATCCGCGACGGCGACATACTCATATTTGAATCCGACCACGTTTGGTCGGCGACAGTTCACGAGCAGCACATCTGGAGTGCGCACGCAGGCGTCGGCGTCTGGTGCAAGCCGATCCAGAGATTCACGAAACAACCAAAGGAAATCTGGCGATGCTCAATCTGTTGATCAAGCGCGGTGTGCTCGGCGAAGGCCCAGTAATCACGCATCAAGTTCCGTTCGTCGAAGGCGAGACACCGCGATCACTCGTGACGAAGGTCCGCAAACACTTACCGAGCGGCGTCCCGATCGACATCGCGAAGCATGGCCGTTTGATGGGGGAAGACGACTACGACCAACCGCTTCGTGATCACGACGAGCTTGTGCTTGTTGGTCATGTCGCATCTGGCGTTGAGATCCTCTACGCGATCGGCCAAGCACTCGTGCTTGTCGCTGTGTCGGTCGCGGTCAACTACGCGCTCGCCGCACTCAGTCCGCAACCAGAAGTGCCAGACGTTCCGCAAGACCGGGGTGACGAAAGTTCTGCCACGTACTCTTGGTCCGGCATCCAAACAAACTACGGGCAGGGCTTCACTGTTCCGGTCGTGTATGGAAGGCATGGCGTAGGCGGAAACGTGATCAGCACCGACATTGAGACCGGACCGATCAGCGGCACCTACTACTACGACTCGCTCAACATCATTCTTGCTCTGTCCGAAGGTCCTATCGACAAGATCGGCGACGTAACAGTCAACGACATCGGCAACGACTACCTCGGAACGCGACTATCAACAGCGACAAGCAACGGACTCGTGCCCAACTTTATCCGGGTCAACGATACTCCGCTGGTCAGTAGCGGCACGCTGATTCAAGGATCAGTGCTAGGGCCGTTTGATGGTCAAGTCACATGGCTCGGATCGTCGACGCCAAACGTGGGAGTCGGCGATCGCCTATGGCTCTACGACAACACGGCAAACCAGTTTGCGGCTGACTCTGCCGAGATCATTCAATACACGCTGAAGCAATCGCAGCCGGTGTTGAATCAAGCGCTGGTCGGCATCGTCTTGCGAAGCATCCCGGCATCGTGGAATGCTTTGATCGCTGCGAATCCTGGCAATGCCTTTATCGCGCAGACAGCGCCTTCCGGCATCACTGGCGAACGCATCGACATCACACCGGCATCGCTGACCTATCCGCTCTACACGCTTTTGCCGGAAGCCGGTGGCGCTCAAGCGTTCTTGCGAAAGGGCACGCTGTCACAGCCTCCGCTTCCAAGCCTTGGAGAAGGCCCGTTCCCCGGAGCGTCGACGACATTCTCACCGCAGCGGCCGCTTAATGAGCTAGGCCAAGATGGCGTCTATGCGTTCAACAGCGGTGCTGATCCGATCGCTCGCGTGACGTTTGTTTTGGCTGCGCCGTCTGGCATATACCAGCAAGACCAGACAGGATCACAAGGCACTTTCCCTGTCTGGTTCGGCTTCGCCTGGCGCTTCCAAGGCGAGACTGGTTGGAGGCTCTTCGGACAGGCTGACGCCGTCGCAGTCGGTCTTGAGGTCCGTCTCGGTCCTTGGGCTTGGACGATCGAAAAATGGTTCGCGACTCCGGTCTCGGGCAACTTCGAAGTGCGAGTGTTCCGCGACACGATCGGCGGCGGTTCGCAAGTCGTTAGCTCGATCACATGGCGAGACGTTGTGTTCGGAACTCAGAACGTCTTGAGCTATCCGCAAATCGCGCTTCTCGGCTTGTCGCTTGAAGCCAACGCACGTTGGAATGGTGGACTCCCCAACGTGAACGCTCGCGTCGATGGTGTTCAAATCCGCATGTGGCGATCGGGGACAGGTTGGAGCCAACGAACCTGGGAACCGCTGCCGGCGCCGTGGGATTGGATTGTCTACGCACCTGGCCGCAACCCTGCGTGGATCCTTCTCGACTACTTCCTTTCGGACTGGGGACTCGGACCATACCTGACCGAATCCGACATCGACCTCGCTGCATTCGAGCGGTGGGCGGTCTACTGCGACCAAGACCCGGACGCATCGGGAACGCCATGGAACGAGCCGCGCTACACGTGCGACATCGTGCAAGACCGCGCACGGCCAGCATGGGAGTGGGTGCTTGCTATATGCGCGTGCGGCCGCGCTTCGCCGATCTTCCTCGATGGCAAGATCAGCGTCGCCTATGAGTACCGCGATGCGCACGCGGCTGGTTCGGTCAGCGTTCCGGCGAAGACCGTGCAGCAGCTTTTCACAACGACGAACATCAGCGACCTCACTGTCACCTGGCTTCCGCGTTCGACACGGCCGACCGCGTTCATCTACCAGTTCCTCAATGAGGAGTTTGAGTGGCGGCAAGATGTGCTTCCGCTCGAAGACGAAGAGGCGACGTTCAACGACCGCAGCGAGCTTTACCCGGACCAGTATCGACCGGCTCAGGTTCAAGCGTTCGGGCAGACGCGACCGTCACAGCTCTACAGGGACAGCGTCTACCGTCATCGGATCAACCGAATGGTAGCTCGACGCATCGACTTTCGATCTGGCCGATGGGCACTCGCTTCGCAAGTTGGCGATCTTGTTGACGTCGAGTCCGAAGTGCTTCGCCCATTCCCAGACGGACCTGGTTCGCTGATTGCAGACGTCGCGAAGAGTGTCACGATCTGGCAAGACGTAGACGGGGACTCGATTGCGTGGGTCAGCAATGCAACGCTCGCGACCACTGGCGGAATCAAAGTGCGAAAGCCGGACGGCACGCCAGACTTGACAACCTACACACTGCTATCAACAAGCACCGTCAACGGTGTCGCGTTGTCGCAGATCGAATTGCCAAAAGAGTTTACGTGGAAAGCTGGCGCTGCTTGTGTGGTTGGAACAATCGACAAGCTGACCGAGACGTATCAGCTCGTAGGCGTCTCGCTTAACGAAGACCTGTCGCATCAGTTGACTGCGCTCCAATGGGCGCCGGGCGTTCACGATGCAGTCGCTGCTGCTTCGTTCACGACATCCGCGGCGACGTCTGGCCTTGTCGTAATCGAGACGCCTTCAACTCAGGAGGATGCGACGATCGAGTCGCGTGATGTCCGGGTGAACGCGACTAAGGAAGGCGCACACCGCATCGAGTTTTCCCGGCTTCCGAAGTTTCAGTCGGTCACCGCGCATGTCTACGTCAAAGAAGCAGCCAGCGACACGCAACCGGAAACGCTCAACGCTGACTTCAGACCGAGGCGATGGGTCAAGGTCGGCGAGACACAAGGCAACTGGGTTGACATTCCCAAGCGGGTCGCGCACGGAGAATTGCAGGTGTCGGTCGTGTTCGAGTCATTCAACGGAGAAGCGCAGCCGCCCGAAGCCGGTGTCATTGCGACAGTCAAAGTCCCCGAGTTTTCTTCAGTCGTTCCGCCATTGGTGAGCAATCTTGTTTGGCACCAGGTGCAAGGGACTTTGATGCTGACCTGGGACGAGATCACGACGAGAGGTGTTGCTTTCTACGAAGTGCGAGAAGGAAAGTCGTGGAACGGTGGCCGCGTGGTTGCGCGAACGACAGACACGCGAGTGGTCTTCGAGACGCCGCCTCAAGCGAGCGCGGTGATGATCGTCGTTCAAATGGACGACGGCAGCCAAGGCAATGCGACCACCGAGTCAGCAGTGCCAACGTGGGAGCCATTCGACACGTTCAAGCAAGTCTCTCGTGACGACCTGTCGCTCTTCACCGGATCGGGCACGCTGACTGATGTCGAAATCGACGGCGACGGAAATCTCGTTCTCGTTGACGGAGCCTTTAGCGGGACATACGTCACCGCCGTAGTTGACACATCGTTCCTCGGGCCGTTCCTCTGGCGAGTGAACATCGAATCGCACGAGCTCGACGCTGCGACGGTTGACGACTTAGACTTCGAACTCGGTAGCGGGGAAGCTGCGTGGTGGACCGTTGACGGGCGCGGCGCATCGCCAGGGTTGCCAGGCGTTGACTGGGAGCGAACGGTTGACGACCTAGCTGGCCTGACTGTCGATAGCTTGGAAGACGAACTGGTCCACGGACCGCGTGGCGAAGTTGGAAGCCACACCCGCGTTCTATTAGAGTCTCGCTTCTCGTCCGACAACGAAGGAGTCAGTGGCTGGAGCGACTGGTCAGAACACGTTGACGGCGTTCGCGTCTCGCATGTTGCCCAGTTCAGGGTGACACTGGACCGTGAGACGCTGACGCATGAAGCAAAAGTAGAAGAGTTCGTTATCGTCGCGCACATCTAAGACAGCAAACCATGGCACAGAACTTCAACCTTGCGACTGGCAGCACTCGAGCCAACGTCGCTATCAAGACCAACATTGCGCAGGCGCTCGAAGCTCTGCGCACGGTGCATAGCGGAACATCCGAACCTCCGAGCATCGTTGCCAACATGATGTGGATGGACATCAGCACGACGCCGCCACTGCTCAAACTTCGTGACGCTGGCAACAGCGCATGGATCACGCTGTTTGCCGCTGGTGGATCTTTGCGCCAGCTTGTCGAGGCAAGCAGCATGGCCGGCGCGGTATCGGTAACGACAGCCGGAACGTGTGGTCCGATGCCAAGGGCCGGAACCATCCAGCGAATCCTTCTCCTTTCGAGCGCGGCGACGACAAGCACCAGCGGCAACGAGTGGCAGTTGCAAGTCACGAACAATCCCTACAGCGATCCGCTGACGCCCGTGACGCTATTCAGCGCGACGGTCGGCACGTTCACGGCTCTTGCCGGCGCCCCTGGTGGTGCTGACTTCGTCGCGAACAAGGTTCTAGAGTTCGTGCCCGATCAAAACGTCGGCGTCAACTTGCTTGACGCCTTGTCGATCACCTTAACGAAAGACGGATCTCCGGGCGCACTCGCCGGCTTCCGCGCATACGTGGAGCTAGTGTAGTTCGGTGGTCGTTACTGGCGACAAGGTCGCGATCGTCGGCACCGTCCGATTGATCGATGGAGCGAACGCGGTCGTAGTCGTCGGTAGTGGCGGCAACCACATTCTGCGAGCGACTGAAGCCGACGTGATCGACGTGACCACGATCGGCGCCGGCGGTGGTGTCACAGACCACGGCGCACTCACCGGGCTCGGCGACGACGATCACCCGCACTACGCAAAGGTGGCAGCCGGCGCGTTCACGACACTTGCACCGACATCAGCCGTTGCCGCCAGTGCCAGCACCGAGCTTGTTCGAAAATTGGAGGCTGACGCAATCCAGACAGACGCCACGACTGGCATCAGCAACGCGGCGACGGCGCAAGCCGCCGCCGACGACGCTCAGGCTGACGCTGACGTCAACGCGACCGCGATCAGCGGCAAGCAGCCTCTCGACGCAGACCTAACCGCAATCGCTGCACTGACGACGACCTCTGTGGGGCGCAGCCTACTTGCCGTCGCCAACGCTGCGGCGATCCGAACCATC